CCTGTGTGTCTATGCCATCGCGATTCACACGATTTGGCACGATCATGCCACGTTTGTGTGCTTCGTTGATAATGGCCTGCTCTGTGACTGCCACAGCACCCATAGTGGTAGCTAACAGCACTGTGCATTCATGGGCCAGTGTATTAGCCAGGTCTAAGAACTTTAGTTTTTTATCTAGTTTGTCTAGCAGAGCAGTGTCTTGCCGATTGTATTCTATGAATCTACGGAAGTCATTGTTGTATAATTGGTCCAAGGTGCCTTCGTACACAGTCTTGTTTTCACCGATCTCCATTTCACCGATGGCATCTAGTCTATAGGTATGGCGTTCCTCATAGGTATATTTGCGGTACAGTTCAAGGCTGTCTAGATGCACACGACCGATGAAGTCATAGGTCACGGCAGTTTTGCCATATTTTTCGTATTCTCGCTTTTTAGGAAATTGATCCCACAGACAGAAACGTCGTGTGTCCTCTTTTGATAATACCTTGGTCACGCGATTTACTGTGTAGGGAATATCAAAACCTTCGGAATTCCAACCACTGAGCACATCTACATCCTGTATGATGTCCAAGAACGTGTCTAGCATTTCCGATTCAGTCTCAAACAGCATGGTATTGGGCATGTCTTCGACCTGACGCTTGGCTTCCGCCATGCTGAGTGTTTTAGGAGGTATGGCCAAACATATCATGGTCTCCATCCATTGTAGATACACGGCGATAGCAGTGATAGGCATGAAGGCATCTTCGGGCGATGCATATCCACGTTCTGGATCAAAGTCCACTTCGATGTCGAAGAATGCTACGTTGAGTTTAGGTGCGTCGGTGTTGAGATAGTGATCTTCTAGGCAACGATATATGGGATTGATATCGCTTTCATAGAGTTTTTTGTTGCTGTGTATGGCCAGTTCTTTGCGATGCTCTTTGACATTCTTTGAACTAACACGGCTTAATGGTTCGCCTTTGATTGAGGTAAATTTACCTCGGGGATCGATGTAATAAAAAACATGCCTTGCGGGGTATTCTTTGAAATGTCTCTGACCTTTGTCATCTCGTTCGACCACACGGATGATGTCATTGTCGCGATCATAGAAAGCGTCTACGTAACTCATTTATTCTCCTATGCAATTTTTAGGCTTGCAAATACCAGTGTGCGGTTTATGGCCTCGCCTACCATCTACTCTTATTTAACTACTTAGCATCCTTACTAACCCCACTGTATCTATCGTGGTCAGCAAGATGTAGTTAGCCAACATGCCAAACGATTTCCTAGTATAAGCAGCCCAAGCATACATAGCGCAGCCGAGAATCCAAATAGGGTAAAGCGCCAGTAAAGGGGGATTCGGGACTGTGGCTGCCATAGTAATACTACACCCAATACTAATAGCCCAAGCAAGCAACTCAACAACAAAACGGAACTGATTACTACGCCAATCATCTCGTATCCATTCTAGTGTTGGTCGAAATACGTCATTGATCATTTAATCCTTTTCAGGCAAACGTTTGGTAACACCTAGTATCATTTCGATCTCATTCCATTCATCTTCATGAGATTTCCAATTGTCTTTGTGTGCTATGCGTATGGCCTTGTTAATGATTGAGGGTTTGATCTGCAGTTCTTCTGCGACAGCTTTGACAGTTTCTTTGAGACCTTCCTGCAGGTCTTCGAGCTCACGGAGTACATTCGAGCCTTCTGTGATCAATCTTTCCAGTTTGGCTTTTTCTTCGGGACCGTACATTTTCGTCATAATTTCTCTCCTATAAGATTATTATACAGGAATAAAAAAAGCCAGTCAATGAATGACTGGCTTAGGTTTACCAAAAGGTTGATTTATTTTTGAGCTTCGCTGAGCACGTCATACATTTCAAATGTACCTCCGTTGCGCTCATAGATCAATCCGGCATATAATTCTGCTTTCATACCTTCACCTAGTTTGCTGGTAGCCACACGAGTAGCCCAGTTAAATAGTGACTTGTCTAGAGGATCGATCTGTTGTTGTCCACCGCTTTCTTGAACTAGTTGAACCATCTGCTTGAAACTTAATTTTGCTTCTACTGATTCTTTTACTGGACGCTTTTTGCCTTTTGGCATCATCGCGCTTTCAGTTTTCTTTTCCGGTATTCCCAGTTTTTTACGGAATGCTTTTCCTAATTCGCCCTTTGGTGTAGGCTTAGATTTTTCATCGTACGGCTCATCGCGTCGGCTGTCAAATTCTGGGCCAGAAGTATAATCATAGTCGTCGGATTTTTTCTTAGCTTCGTCTACTTTCTTTCCAAAGTATTTGGCCTGAGCAGCACTCATACCTTTCTTAGCGCCGTCTTTCTTATCTTCGCCTTTCTCTCCAGCAGCTTTCTTCATTGGCTCTTTCTTGTCACCGTCTTTGTCGATGTCTAGGAAATCTGGCTTAGACCCTTCTTTTACTTCTTGTTTCTTGTCCTTCTTGGCTTTGATCTTTTCGTCTTTCTTGGCTTCTACCATCTTCATGAACTTGCTTTTGAATTCGGGTTCTACACTTTCTTTCTTGGCTTTTTTCTTTGGCTTGTCATCTTCGTCATCATCTTCTTTTTCTTCACTGCCGCCATAGGCCTTGCTGCTCTTGTGAACAATGCCTGTTTTTGTTTTTTCAACGGTGCCAGTAGCGATGTTTTTCTTATCGCCTACTTTCATGTCGTCCGCTTCTTTGACTTCTTCGTCTTTCTTTTTCTTGGCTTCTGAAACATAAGTGGTTTGTCCAGATAGAACACGCAGTTGTGCATCTTCGTTGAGTCGCACAGCTCGGTCAATGGTTGGTGCAGCTGGAGTCTTTGGGGGTGGATCCATGCTGTCTAGTTTGCTGATTAGTGATTTGAAGTCCATTTTATAAGTTCCTTAACTTTTAAAGTCGTATTGTATTTATCTTTTTACCAAAGACCCACCAGTTATCAGATTGGTGCCTTTGAGATCTAGAGCGTTTTTGGCAGTCCCGTCTTTGTTTTTTGGTGTTTTTCCTGGTTTATTTTTGTATACAGCACCTATAGCTACATTACCAGCACTGGTAGCGCCTGCTGTGGCTGATTCTACAATTTCGCGGATTTTCATACTGTTATTTATTCTTCTTAGCACGGCCTGCTTTTATGCTGTTAATCCTTTCATGTGACCTTTTTGCCACCCGTTTGAGAGCCAATTAGTCAACTCAGTTTCCGGTATCCGTTTTCTTTCATTGCCATTGTTTATCCACACGGTTTTCTTAAATAACCCCTGATTATATGGACCACGTTTCTGTCCTGTTCGAGATTTGTTATTTTCTCTCCAGCTTTCCCTACATTTTTCTTTTTCTTCTTCTGTTAAGTTATTCCAATAATGATTTTTCTTAATCGATTCTCTGATTTTTTGTTTAACATTTTCAGGTGTAGGTTTTCTTTTTCCAACCTGCGAGCCTTTCCCACCATCTGATACATTATATCCATTTGGGTATTTTGTACTATGCTCTACAATAAACTTAGGTTCTAAATCGTAAGCTTCGTCCATTGAACTACATTCTAATAACGATTCAATAGTAAAATGTTCCTTACCGTATTTTCTTATTGCTTGACTTACAACATTTTTATCATAACAGTGACTTTTGAATCTGATATCTAATGTGTTATCTGTAGCGCCGATATATTGTTTATTGTTTATTTTATTTGTAATAATGTATATTTGTGCCATACATTATTTAGCTCGTCCTCTTCGCATATTCGCCTGCCATCTAGCGAGTTGGGCTTTCCTTCCAGATCCGCGTCCAATCTTATCTAAACTAGATAAACTAGCCTTAGTAGGGATACCATGGCGCTTGCTATCGCCTTTGTCTTGCGGACGCTTTCCGTCGGCAAAGTTTTCATCCATTGTTTCTTTGTATGGACGTACCCAAGTAAATCTAGTACTTGCTGGGACCCATTTAAGTCCAAGCCCTTTATTTCCCTTAGCAGGATCGGTATCAATCAACAGCCAGTTTTTTTCATCGCTAAATGGTACGCTGTGTTGCTTTTTTAATATGCGAACAATTTTTCCGCCGTCTTCGATCTTGCCCATCATGGCATCTTCATTAAACTCTGATCCTTGTAGTTTAACACCTACAATATCCTGTACCAGTTTCCAGGCTAGTCCCTTCTTGCCTCGCTCTAATAGTTGTTTGAATAGTGTTTTTTGTTCTTCGTCGGCCATGCTGAAGAACTTGGCCAACTCCATCATGCCTATGTTGCCGGGATATGAGGCTTCTCGATGTATGCTTTCACCACCGCCACCATCACCGCCTGATGAACCACCGTCTCCGCTGTAACCAGCATAATAGCCATAGCCGCCATAGGGACCTGGACCGTATGCAGCCCAACGTGGTCTGCGTCGACGTTTTCTTTCAACAACAAATTCATTAGCTTTCATACAGGTGAATATGGATTGCGTGGACGATCTGTGCCGTCATCTTCTGGATATACTGGATAGGGGTTCATACAGGACGTTCTCCTGTGAGATAAGGCAAGCTGAACCATAATTGGAACCATTCTGGGGTGCCTGGCTTTATGTTGTGTTTTTTCATAAGCTCACCTTTTTCATTGCCAGTGATTGAGATATTGCCCCCTTCGTAAGGTTGATAACCTTTGAATTCTGTAATACCTGCTAGGCGTTTTAGTTCACTGATTTCCATTATTTTGGTGCAATATAAAAGGTGCCGTCTTTTCCTAATTCGACAGCTACTGGTGAAAGTCCTCTAATGCCAACTGCTCCGCCTGGAACTTTAATAATAGGACCAGTTCCTGGACCGTCTTTGTCTCTACCTGCAAATTTATAATCTTGACCTTTAACGGTGATTGTGTATGCAGCAGGGCTACCTTCGTAGTCAGGGCCGTATCTACTGGATAGTGACGGGCTAGAATCTGGTTTGCTATCACTAGGAGCAACTTGTGTAACATTAGGTTTGCCTGTTAATCTGTTAACTCCGGGATCTTCGTCGCCTGTAACTCGAGCTTGCGCCGCACCTGAACCTAGTGCCATCGTGCCTGCTAATGCTGCACCTGCTAGCTTTTCTTTCCAGCCTTCTTCAACACTTTCGTCGTATTGTTTAGCTTTATGTTTTACATCGCCTTGCTTTTCGGCTTTCTTTTTATCTTTGTGCGCCCCGGCGCCAGCGGTCTTTTGATTCTTTGCTACAAAGTTTCTAGGTTTACTTGCTGGTATAAAATCTTTAGCTCTCATACAGTTATGCCTCTTGATCTAATGCCACCTTTGCTTTTTACTTTTCCTAGTTCTTCTAGGGCGTGGCGTATCTGTTCCATATTCATTTTTAGTTCTTCAAACTGACGAGCCATTAGTTGCCATTCTGCAGGACTAGCACCGTCAGCACGACTGGCGAGATCTTTCAGCTGCCCAGCTGCTCGCAGCATGCGATATTTTAATTTTGCAGGATTGGCTTTGTCATGGCTGTGA